TTCCCAGTCACGATAGCAAAGAGAGAAAGGTTGACCAGCCCAAGGAAGCCGGCGCCACGCCTCAAGCTGATAACGGCAAGGTGCAGGCCCAAACGCCGCCGAAATCCACGCTTAAGAGCCTGGCGGACAAGCTGCCCAGCCTGGCCGATAAGGCAAGCTCATACCTTCAAGGGGCATTGAAATAATGCAACAGATACCCTTACAACCGATTCCCAGCCAATCTACCAAGGTCGTGTTGGGCGGCCAGAATTGCCAGCTTCTTGTGTACCAGAAGCCGCAAGGCGTCTTCGTGGATATCAACGCGGACGGGGTCGACATTTCGGTCGGCACTATCGCCCGGGACGCCGTGCCGTTGGTTTCTCGGGAGTATGCCGGCTTTTCTGGAAACTTGCTTTTTATCGACTCCCAAGGTAGCGCCGACCCCAGCTATGACGGCTTGGGGGACCGCTTCGCCCTGGTCTATTTGACGGCGGAAGAATATGCCCTCATTTGAGAATAAAAAGGCCCTCCGCTTCGTCATTACCTTGGGAACGGGTAAGTTCGGTTCCAGCAATAACGACCAAATCATCTTGCAGGGCTTCCGCGCAATCGCGGATATTGACAAGGCCGGCGGCATGATGATGGGCACGCTACGGGCCAAAATCTACGGCGTGAACGAGTCGTCAATGCACTCAATCACTACGCTGGCAATGCAGGCGGCCAAATATTCCGAAATCAAATGGCAGCCTAATACCATTGATGTTTATGCAATTGACGGCCCCGTCGAAACGCTGATTTACAAGGGTAATATCGTTAACGCTTGGGCCGACTATCAGAGTATGCCGGACGTATTCCTGCACATTCAAGCGCAAGCTGCGTTTAGAAACGCTATTGCGCCATCCGCGCCTAAAAGTTTTAAAGGGGCGGTTGATGTGGCGACAGTTATGTCGCAACTTGCCAAAGAAATGGGATACGTCTTCGAAAATAATGGTGTGCAAGTTACCCTTTCGGACGTGTATTTGGCAAACACGGCACTTGAGCAAGCCCGAGATTTAGCTAAGGCCGCCGGTATTTCAATGGTGATTGACGATAATATTTTGGCGATTATTCCACCTAATGGCTCTAGGGTGACAAATCCGATACCGCTAATTGACAAAACATCAGGGCTAATTGGTTATCCGACGCTCGACGTGGCTGGCGTATCGTTTCAGGCGCTATTCAATCCAGCGGTGCGATTTATGCACCAATTTCAATTAAAAAGCGACCAAATCCGTGCTACAGGAATTTGGGTGGCGACGGCAATTTCTTATCGGCTTGAAAGCGAAAAGCCCGGGGGCGCGTGGTTTATGGGCGTTCGCGGTAATTTTGAAGGGACTCCTTATGTCGGACATTAACGGCATTCCATCCGGACAACAGCAATCCGGAACGAATCTTGGCGAATACCAGCAAATTACCTTTATGGTGCAACAGGCGCTTGCCAAGATGCAAACGGCGACGCTTGTCCGCATTGAATCTTGCACGAATTCCGGCGGCCTGTCCCCCGTGGGCTTTGTCGACGTCACACCGCTGGTCAACCAGCTTGACGGCCAGGGCAACCCGACGCCGCACGTCACCATTTACAACTTGCCGTATTTCCGGCTGCAGGGCGGCGCCAATGGAGTAATCATTGACCCACAAAAAGGGGACATTGGCGTCGCCGTCTTCGCCTCCCGTGATATCTCCCAAGTGAAGGCCACGCGCAAGCAAGGCAACCCGGGGAGCCATCGCCAATACAGCTTTGCCGACGGAATGTACTTGGGCGGCATGCTCAATGGGACGCCGACGCAATATGTCCAATTCAGTGCCGCGGGTATCAAGATTCATTCCCCGACCGCCGTGGTGCTGGAAGCCCCCGACGTGCAAATCCTTGCCCAAACTGTGGAAATCAACGCCAGCGCCAGCGCAACGGTGACGACGCCAACTTTCACGGTCAACGGGGCCACGGTCCTGAATGGTACAGTTTCGCAAGCTGGCGGGGGTGCTGCAACCTTCTCCGGGTCCATGACGGTCGACGGCGACGTGACGGCACAGGGCACCAGCGTGCATAATCACGTTCACGGGGGCGTGCAGCCCGGAGGCGGAAACACAGGTGCGCCAGTATGACACGATTTAACACCCTGCTACTGGATCAAACCCAATGGGATTTGGTCATTGATAGCGCCGGCAATATCGCCATGGCGACGCCCCCTTACGCCCTCGCCCAAGACGTTGCCAGCGCCGTGCGCCTGTTCCTGGGGGAACTGTGGTACGCGACGGCCAAAGGTATTCCGTACTTTGAAGACGTGCTAGGGCACCTTCCGCCCGTTTCGTTGCTTACCGGCTACATGGAAAAAGCAGCATTAACCGTGCCCGGCGTCGTGTCGGCGCAAGTTATAATTTCAGCATTCGACGCCCGCGAAATTACGGGCCAAATCCAATTTATTGACGAAACGGGGGCCGCTAATGGCGTCACCTTCTAGCGTTCCAAAAATTCAGTTTACGCCCGCTGGGCTGGTTATCCCCGCGGAAACTGACGTATTGGCCGGCGTACAGGCGGACATTAACGCCGCCTTTGGGGGCGGGCTCAATCCGGCGCTTGAAACGCCGCAAGGGCAACTTGCTTCCAGCCAGGCCGCGGTAATCGGGGACAAAAATAACGAATTCGCCTTGTTCGTGAACCAAGTCGACCCGCAATATTCCGCCGACCGCTTTCAAGACGCCATAGGGCGTATTTACTTCCTGACCCGCAAGCCGGCCACGCCAACCACCGTACAGGCCACGGTCAACGGCCTTGCTGGCACCGTCATTCCCGGCGGCACCCTGGCGCAAGACACCAGCGGTAACACCTATGCTTGTTCCGGAAACGTCACTATTGACGCGACCGGGAGCGTTACGGCCGAATTCCAAAACATTGAAACCGGCCCGATTCCTTGCGCCGCCGGTACGCTTACCCAAGTGTACCAAGCGGTCCCGGGCTGGGACGCAATCACGAACGCGGCCGACGGCACAATGGGGTCGGACGTTGAAAGCCGGGCGGATTTTGAATACCGGCGCCGCAATTCGGTTGCCCTCAATGGTAAGGGGACTCCCCAAGCCATCTATGCGGAAGTCTTCGCCCTGGCGGACGTACTCGACGTCTACGTCAAGGACAACCCCAAGGGCGACACGGTCCTTGTCGGCTCGACGGATTACCCGATGCTCCCCCACTCCGTCTATGTGGCCGTCGTTGGCGGGGCCGACGTAGATATCGCGGAAGCCATTTGGCGCAAGAAGGATACGGGATGCGATTACAACGGCAATACGTCCGTCACTGTCACGGACGACAGCGGCTACAACTACCCGCAACCGACTTACGTGGTGAAATTTGAGCGGCCGGCGGCCCTACCCGTCAAATTCGCCGTGCAATTGGTCAATGACGTGAGTTTGCCGTCGAACATTGTCGCCCTGGTGAAAGCTGCAATTATTGCCCGTTTCAACGGCACGGACGGCACAACACGCGAACGCATCGGCTCCCTGATCCTTGCCAGCCGCTACTATGGCGCCGTCGTGTCCGCCGCGTCCAATGTTTCCTTGATTAGCGTTTTGATTGGTACAAGCACGCCCACTTTGAGCCAAGTTAGTGTTGGTATTGACCAAAAGCCGACCCTCTCTGAATCTGATATTACCGTCACGCTGGTGTAAATCATGCTCAACGTCGAACAAACGATTATCAGCCAATACGGGACCAGCGCCACAATTACAAAGCTCATTCGCAATATGAATGAGTATTTGGACCCCCGGGCGGACTTCGACACGTTTTTCGACTTCGTTTGGAATGTGGAAACCGCCCAAGGTTTTGGGCTGGACATTTGGGGGCGAATTGTAGGCATTGCCCGTGAACTGCTGATTCCCCCGCCAATCAATAATTTTGGATTTAACGAAGCTGGCGGGAGTGCCCATTCTTTCAACGAGTCCCCTTTTTATAACGGGATTCCGCCGGTTTCCGAAACCTACATCCTGGCCGACGACGCCTATCGTCAATTGATTTTGGTCAAGGCCCTGGCGAACATTTCGGCCACGAATGCGCCGTCGTTAAATCAACTTTTGCAAAACCTTTTCAGCGACCGCGGGCGTTGTTACGTCAATGATATTGGCGGCATGCGCTTGCGGTACACCTTTGAATTCGATTTGACCCAATACGAATGGGCCATCATTACGCAATCGGGGGCCATGCCACACCCCGCCGGGGTTGACACTTCGATGTTTAACAGTGCCTTGCCCTTGTTTGGCTTTGCCGAAGCTGGGTCATCTGCTGTACCATTTGGGCAAGGCGTATTTATGCCACTAGGAGCCATTCATGCAACTATCTAATAGCCCCGGCAAACTTGTTTTGCCTTTCGCTTCGGCGGGTAACAAAAACAGCATTCCGGTCGACTCGCAAATTGGTATTACACCCGGGGCGGCGTCACTGGCCGACGGATTCCCGCCGTTGACCATGACTCCGGTCGCCGCTGGCGGTGTGCCGCCGTCCGGCTTGGATATGAATGGCATTCTTTACGAATTGTCAAATGTAATCCGATGGGCTAACGCGGGCGGCGGATACACCTACGACGCGGACTTCGCAACTGATAGCAATGTTGGCGGTTATCCGAAAGGCGCCAGGGTGCTTAGGGCCGATGGGTCCGGCTACTGGTTTAACACTGCTGACGGCAATGAAACGGACCCCGACAGTCCTTCCGGGACAGGTCGGGTGCCTGACTTCACTACCGGGGCAGCGACGGTCGCAATGGCAAGCGCCAATGTGACTCTTACGCCCGTGCAATACGGTAAGCCAATCATAGTAATTACCGGGGCGCTTACATCAAATTTGAATTTAGTTTTTCCTGATATCGACCGGCAATGGACAGTCGTTAATGCAACCACGGGGGCTTTCAAAATAAATTTGAAAACGGCATCTAGCGTCGGCGTGCCGGTAGTTTCAGGCTTCGTCGGTAATGTTGTATGTGCGGCAAAAACCGTT